CTTGTCGCCATCCCAGTGAATTACTCTTGGCCTGCCGGTGATTTTCAGGTCTCGCAGCCGCGCCATGTCCCTCTTGTAAAGTCGCAAGACCGGCAGGCTGGAATAATAGGTCGGGGTCATAGCGGCGTCCTGTAGGCCACGCGGTTGACAAATGCCTGTGCCGCGCCGATGGCATTGACGCTGACATAGTTGGTGGCAATGAATTCCAGCGATTGTGTTCGTTCGCTGAACCGCAGGCCAATTACGACTTCCAGCCCGGTGCTGCCGTAGGCGTTGGCCGGGCTTGTCACAATCAAATCGCCTACGTCGAGGCTGGTCAGGCAGGGAAACGCGCCTTCAATCTGAACGGCGTCAACCCGGTTGATGCCGTCCACGAAGCTCTTGACTTCGTTCAGCGGGCCAATGGCATCTTCAATGACGCCAGCCGGCAATGTTACTGTGAAGGTTTCCATGTCCGGCGTGCCACTGAACGGCCCGCCAGCCGGGTCGGGATAATCCCGCGTTGCGCCAGCGGCCAATAGGTCTGTCAGGTCTATCGCTTCAGTGACAGAATAAGTGCAGCCGCCGGAAGTGCAGATGCGGACAATCTGTACTGGCACCGGTATCTTTACGGCCTCCCGCGTCTTGTGGACAAACTCACCGCGCAGCACGGCGCGATGAACCGCTTTTGGCAGCGTTGGGTGCGTAGCCGATGACGTTACAAACTCGCGTTCCTCGGTCTCGATGGCGTGCGTGAATCGTTTCGGTGCATCCGGCGCATAGATCGTATCGTAATACGAGATGTCAATCTCACCCCGGATGGTATCTATGTCGCCGCCGGCGTGATATTGTTGGCCCAGCAACCATGTCGGGCTGCTGCCAAGAAAGTTGCACTCGCTTTCGGCGTTGACATAGCCGCCGTCCCGGTTCCGGCCAATCATCAGTTCGCCGAGAATGGGCTTGGCGTTGTCTTTCCGCCGGATATTCCTGCCAGCCCCGTGCGTTTCGTACCGGTCGCGCTTGAATCCGTGCCGGTAATACATATTCTTGGCGTAATTGCGGAATTCGCGGACAATAGCCCCACCGCCGGGAGGAACAACGTCTATCGGTGGATAACTCGCCACCGGCTCGACGTTAAGTTCCAACGCCTCATCATAGAAATCATCTTCTGTGGCCATGATTTCCCGGATGGTCTTGCCGCCGACGATCTCAATGTTTGTTGCCACATCCTCCTGATTCGTAATGACCCGGAATTTGACCGGGTAATCAGTCGAATAGCTGGTCACGGGCAGTTTCTCAGCCGGGTCATTGAACTTGAGCGTTCTTGTGGTGCGCGGCGAATGGACATTGAACACAACGGCATTGCCATTGGCGTCAATCGTCCAAGCACATTCAGTGAACGAGAGGATATAATCCAGCGCCACGCCTACCGGCATACCGGTCAAATCTATTTCGCCTGCCGACCGGTTCAGCCCACCTGTTACGGGCAGGGTCGGGGCGGCTACATCATCCACATACTCGCGCCAGACCCAGTTCCAAATATCGGCATACGTCCAATAGGTCGCCTCTATAACGGCGCAGTTCTCCGGGTCGGTTACGTTCCCGCGCTCGTACACGAATTGCAGCGCATCCTTGTCCTTGTTCCGTTTCCCGTCCAGATTGAAGATGATGTCTGAACCGAGCCAGCGAATCCCGTTCGGCGGCAGATGGCGGCGGCCAACCCAGTCCTTGTTCACCAGCCAGCGTTTGTCCACGATCTTGATCGAAACCGTATCGTCCTCAGCCACGCAATCCGAGAGAAGCGGATAACCGACAATGTACGGCACACCGTTGAGTTTGACTTGGGCAAGTTTCTTCTGAATGGTCGTCTTGTCGAACTTGTAGGCCGATTGCCGGATAAGTTGTACCACGGCGAAACCGGGCTGGCCGGCGACCTTGCACAAGTCCCGCAAATACCCTTGTTGGCTGATGCCGCCAAGAATCACTTCAACGATTGTCCGCGTCTGTGTCGCGCCCATCAGCTATACCGTAGGACTGTGTACCGTCCGTTGAACGCATTGCCGGTGCCCGGCGCGGTGTCCACGCTGACGGTGACGCTGCCGCTGCCGGCTGTCTGGCGGAAAATCGTATCACCCGGCGTGCCCGTGGGCGGCAGGAGACTGATGGCAATCTGGCCGGTCGCAGTCATGCCGACAATGGCGATCACCGTGGAAGTGTTTGAACCGCTGATTGAGAAATCTCCGCCCATATTAGGTCAGCCTCCCCAAATACCAGAGGCCGTTGAACGCCTGCCCGAATCCGGGCGGACTGTCAACGGAGACGGTCACTTGGTTGTCTGTATAAGTTTCGGTGAAAATCGTGTCGCCCGGATTCCCGGTCGGCGCAATGAGAGTGATATAGACCTGCCCGGTGGCCGTCAGGCCGATGACTGGAATCACCACGCTGGTATTGAAATCGGTGATGCTGAAACTGCCATAGACATCGGCGCTCGGCGGGTTCTCTATGTCTGCGCCACAGATAATCTGTTGCCAGATACGCCGGTATTCCACCTCCATCGCCTTTGTACCGTCGCCGCGGCTCCGGCCAGTGAGCCTCGCGTCCCACAGATAGACATTGGTGTAGATGCCCTTGCCCTTGGTGTTCAGTGTGGTGGTAAGATTGGACTTGCCCCGATCCTTGAACAACGCCTGCAACGTGGCAATGGCTGTGCTTGTCCAGCCGGTTTCGGTGATGACCACGGGCCGGACGTTCAGCGGGTTCTCGATGTAGCCGTCAAACCCGGCTAGTTCCCACCGCAGGATGCGCGGTTCCGGCGTTTCGACTTCGTAGTTCCAAGTCTTGACGCCGCTGATGTCTGATGCTGGATTTGGCATGTTAATAGTAGCTCAATGAAGTTGTCGCATTTCCGCTTGGTGATGATACGTTTGTGCCACCACTGGCGGCACTAGCTACAACGGATGCCAGATTGTTCAGGGCGGAAATCAGGCTCTCATCTTCCAATTTCAATTTTTGTTCCGGTTCGCCCTTCCCGCCGCTAGGCTGTCCGCCGGATACTACGTCTGGCTTTGGGGCATTAAAGCGCGGATCGTACCCGCGTGGATATATCGGGCCCGGCCCCATTCTGGGCAAATCCCCTACGGTTGGAAGCCTACCGATAGTTGGCAGCCCCGGTAATCCCCGCGATGATGGCCGCAGTCCTTCTCTGTCGGCGGGCCATCTCCCACCAGCCAACGCTTCGGCGGCCCGCTGGATATTCGGATCGTTATATCCGCCGCGTTCCAGATTCTCAGAAACCCACATACGATAGCGCTCGGCGCGTCGCTCATCCCGTTCCCGCTGGCGAAGCCGCTCGGCCTCGGTACTCAGCGGCGTTTCGCCCGCCCGCACTTGTGCGCCGAGTCCGATCATGGCCTCAGTTACGCGCGCGCGCAATCCGGCCCTTTGAAAAGACAGAATCTCCGCCGCCGGCTCGTTAAATGAACGGACAAAGGCGATCCTTGCCTCCAACTCTTTCCGGCTGATGGCAATATCGGCGAATTCCGCCGTTATCCCCTTTCCGAACGCGGCACCAGTCAACGCTCTGGCCGCTCCGCCGGCCGCACTCAATTTTTGGAGGAGATTCTCGCGTTCTTGCAAGACACGATTTGATTCTATGATTTCGTCTCTTGCTTGGCGCTCCATTTCTATCGCCGCTCTCTGGCCGGGTCTGTTGCCCTCTGCTGCTCGCTGTTGAGTCCTTACCGCATCTGCGGCACGCTGATCATCAGCCATCTTCTGCCGAAATTGAGCGGTTTCTTTCAGGGCATTGAGTTCTGCCATTGCTCGCGGCTGCCCTTCCTCCAGCGCCAGATTGAGTATCGTGGCATATTCCGCTTCAAACTGCGCCTTGGAAAGATCGGCCACATCCTGCATTGTGTCCGCTTTTTCTTTGTACTGCCGGATACTCAAATCCACTTGAGCCAATTCCGCATCGGCAACCCGCTTGCTAATGGCCAGATTTTGTCGCCGGACTTCCTGCGGAGCCTGCAATAATCGCAGCTTGGCTTCCCCAGATTGAATTTCAGCGGCATCATAGACCTTGCGTTGAGCGGAATCAGCGGCTTGATTGATCTGCATCACTGATAATGCTTTGCCCTGTTTGTTCGCCAAATCCGCCCATCGTTCACCTTGTTCAATGAGGAAGCGCGTCGCTTTCGTCTCAACATTGACCTCCTCCCGAAGAAAGGTTTCCGAACTGGATGGCATTTTTAATGAAATGGCACGGATACGTTCTGCGAGCAATTCCGCTGCCCGCCTCCGAAAACCAGTTGGAAGCTGGCCAGCTTGTTCAGCGACGCCAGCGGCCAGCGCCCCATAATCGCCCCCCATTGTCGGCGCAGCCTGCCGGAGCAAGCCGGTTATGTTCTGAATTGACCGGTCATCAATTCCGAGGGTTGATAGATTGCCTCCGGCGCGAAGGCTCTGGGCAGCAAATCTTGAGTGGCCAATCCAGCCGCCGGTGAAAATATCCGTAATAAGACTTCCAAGGCCCTCGATCCCCGGCTCGCGGCGGTAGCTCTCAAGTCTGGTTCCCATTGGCACATTGGCAGCGGCATAAGCGCCCATTGGCATTCTACCAGCGCGCGCTGATTGCGTCAAAAATTCAACTTCTGCTTCACGCCGCCTCCGCGCCGCCTCAAACCCCGTCGCCGCAAGTTCTGCCCCTGCTATGAGTGGAATTATTGGCGCTAGGGCGGTCAAGTTTCCGGTGGCGGCACCAAGTGCGGCAACCCCAAGAGTGCCCCCCAAGTTAAGGTCCGGCATTGCTGCGGTAATAAATTGTCGAAATGCACCAACCGCAGTGGCGCGGCCAATCAAACCTTGTTGTCGTGTTCCAGAAGGGCCGGCGGCGGACGGACGGCTGATTGCGTTAGTGATTTGTTCTTCGGCCTCAATAAATACCCTTGCTGAATCCTTGGCTGATTTCGCCCGCCGGTCATAAAATTGTTCGGAAAGCCGCCTATTGGAATCAAGGGCGTCTCGGAACTTTATGTTCGATTTCTGTAATTCTTCCGCTTCCTTTTCAAGGAACACAGCCGCCGATTCCCTCGCCGATTTTACCGGTCGTTCATCATAGACTCGCGTAAGCTGCTTGTTGGCCTCCCTTGCGTCAGCCAGCGAACTCCGAAGATCGTCTCGTGATATTTTCTGTCTTACTGCCGCCAGTTTTGAACCAGCATCGGCGGCGGCATCAATTTCCCATCGGCCTCTTTCACGGCTTAATCTTTTATTGTAAATCTCGTTCTCTAAAATGGCCTGACTACGGGTTACTTCATCGTCACGGGCACGACCCGCAAGAAACGCCCTTTCGTCTTCTCTTGCTTGTTCTTGTTGCAACCTTGCTTGGGAGGCAGCATCAGCCGCCTGTCGCTGCATTTGCTCATGACCGGCCCGGCTCGCAGCAGTAGAAGACCTTACTGCGTCTTGTATCTCTACCGCAGTTGGCACACCAGCCGCTTGGCTGGCCCTTTGTATCGCAGTTCCTTGAAGGGCTATGGTTGAGGGCGGTGCGGCCCCGGCAACGCCAGCGCCGGCACCAGCGGCCTCAGTAACCTTACCTTGCAATAGATCGGCCAGATTTTTTCTGGCGGTTTCGTAGCCGGGGCCGAGCACCACATCTATAATCAGGTTAGGCATCTGCCGGCACCCCCGTTACCATGAACACATCTGCTCCAACCAATTCGCGTGTGTCATAGGCGCGTTTGGCAAGATATTCCTCGTAGGATTGAATCAGCCAGCCGTCCAGATAGGACACCAGCCGCGCGCCCTCGCCGACAATCCCGCGCTCCAGCAGTTTCCGCCGGATTAGCTCACGGTCGGCATAGAACTGGCGGTCAGCCCCGGCAAGTACGACGCCAAGGTTTCCGGCGTGTAACACACACCCAGCAATTCCGCCGGAGTCAGCTTGAGCGCCGTCACCTGTTTTACGAGCCAATCGGCCAGCACTTCGCGGGGGTCTATTCCCTGACAGGCGTTGAAAATCAACAGAAACAGCCGGTCGTCGCATCGCCGCAATATCTCCTCGGTTTCGGTATCGCTCTGTTTGGTTCGCAGCGCCACCTTGACGGCTTCGCGCCGCGCTTTATCGCGTTCCAGCTTGGCGTTGGCGACCTGTTCAATGAGCGGATTGGCCTTGGCGGGTTCGACCTCAATGCCCGCCCGTTCCACCTGTTTATCAGCCCAATCCCATAACGCGCTGGCGCGGTAAAGCTGTCGCCGGGCCTCATCGTCTTCCGGGTGCTGCGAAAGCACCCGCACCTTGGCCGTAAGACCCGGCGCAATGTCCACCTCAAGGATGCGCGGTTCGGCCATAACCGTTAAGACATGGTGACTACCGCTGAACCGCCTTCAAACCGGGAACTTGCTTCTCCCAACTGTTGCCATGCCTGCGTGTTGGCCGGCTGAGGGAACAGACAGGGATTGATCTCCACCACCTTGTCCTTGCCGCCCGGATTCTGGTTAGCGCAGACAAAGACGAAGATGCCCAGCTTGTCATAGACGTTGAGCATCGTGGTCGGGTCGCGCTGCCGAAGCTCGCCATTGGTGGCCTTGACGCCGCTGGCGACAAAGGTGTTTCTGGAATCGTTATCGCTGCCTGCCGTCAGGATCGGCGTGGCATCTGTCTGCCGCACGTCAATGACTGACGTGATTGTGTACGGGCCGCTTCCATCAGACGGATAGAACTTGGCCAGTTTTACGTTTTTGTGGACATTAGGTTCTGACATGCTTATCTCCTTGTGTTACACCGTTATTTTCACGGTCGCCGTGAAACCTTGTAATTGATTGACAATGCGCTCCGCCGCTTCATCACAACGCTCTTGGGTTTTTGCTAATGCAGATTCCGAGACGCCAAAAAAAGGCCGAGTGGATTGTTGAAACTGACTCTTAACATCATCCTCAACAACCACAGCCGCCCTCCCCCCGCCGACGCTGGAAGGTTCAATCGAATCGCGCATGGCTTCAGTCCGCACGCGGGCAAGCATCGGGTAGGGCGCGCCAAGATCGCGCTTGATCTTAATCGTTCGCGCCGCGAGCGGAGTAACGTCCTCCAGCGCCGCGCCAATCTCCGGGTCGCTTGAATTGAACATTTTGCCGCTGTCAAGTATGTTGCGGTTATCAATGGCAATATCGCTGGCAACAACTTGCACCAATCGTTCCGATTCGCTTCTAATTACTTGTTCTGCTTCTGTCATGTTATGAAATTGTCGGGTCAGTCCTCGGCGTGGCGATGTTCACCTTGAACACCGGCATCAGCGAGTTCAGCGGAAGATTCTGCGTCAATACCGGCGTCAATGTCCGCGTCCATGTCACCCAGTTGGTGATGCCGTCCAGCGTGCTGGCCTCCATCGCCTTGATGACCGCGCCCATAAGTTGATTCAGCCCTATCGCCGTCCGTTCCGTTTCCTGAACGAGCATCTGCGGCGGGTCGGTCACGTTGCCATCGGCCTGACCGCGCCAGAGTATCAGCACGCCAATCAAATCCCGTTCGTTGCGGGTTTCCATGACCATGCCTTCTTCTTCGCGCATGTCCACGAGATTGACCCAAGCGCCGGGCAGTTCAGAAGATTTGTATATCTGTTTGACCGGATACCCGCGTCCGGTTATCTGAAACAGCGTTGCGCCATTGTTGTCCTTGATGGCGGCGATCTCAGTCAGAAACCGGGCAATCGCATCTTCGATTCGCGGATCAGTCAGGACGAAGCTCACGAATACCTCGAAACCGTCCATTGGGCGTTGAAAGCATTGCCCACGCCCGGTGCCTTATTCGCAGTGACTGTGGCGGCGTCAACTGCGTAGGCGACGCGGTAAATGGCGTCACCGGGGTTGCCCGTTGGCGTCAACTGCGTAATCACGATCTGCCCGGTTCCGGTCATGCCCGGAATCGTCAGGACGACGCTGGTATCGTTATTGGCGATGCTGAACGTGCCATTCGTTGCGCCAGCCGCCGGTGCGCCCTGTGGCGGAATCAAGTCCTTCCCGGTATCCAGCCCGATGACGTTCACGGCCACGTTCACCTTGTAGATATTCTCTACCGGCAACTGTCCCAACCGCTCAATCAGACGCGCTTCCTCTTTCAACAGTTGTCCAAGCCGGCTTTCCTGCTGTGCCCGGCTGCCTTCCACCGATGTCGTAAGCGCAGAGATATTGTCCGGGTCGGACAACCATGCCCGCACCGTTCTGATTTGGCCTTCGACGGCGGCCAAATCTGTCAAAAGAACTGTCTCGCGGTCGTCTATCGCGTTACTCAAATCGGCTCCATTGTTCTTTCAGGGCGGGCCGTTATGCGAACCGGCCCGCTCTGAAAACCGCGCCTAACCGTCAGTCTTAGCTGGCCGTACCAGCGATGTTCTTGACAACGTACTTGTTGTCTCGCGCCACGACTCCGGCGAGATATTCGCCCTTGATGCCGGCCACGATGTCGGCAGTCACCGCCGCAACTTCAGCGGGCGGAATCGGCACGAACTCAAGCGGGATGCGTTGCTTGTAGATGTACTGTTTCTGGAACCCGCCAGCGCCGGCCATGTACCACGTTGTCCAGCCGAGCGTGTAATCCATCAGGGTTTGCGACACCTTGACTTCGGTGCCAACGTACATATTGGCGACCTCGGTGCGGGCAGTGCCCGCCGGCACTGTCGCGCTTGAGCCGGAGAGCATCCAGAGGTACTGAGCGCCGATGATGCGCCGCGCCTTGAAATTCAAGGCCCACGGCACAACGATCACAAACGGCGTCTTGGTGTTGTCCTTGAGATACTTCCCGTTCTCGTCAACCTGCTGGCCAAGCCGCAGGGCTGCGGTTTCGATGTTCTGATAATCAACCAGCGCATTGGATTCCTGCGTGTTCACGCCGCTGAACAGCGCCGTGACGACGCCGGTGTTCCCAACCACGGGCCGGTACACCTGCTTGCCGTTCAACTCGAAGATGCCGGTGAGGATGTTCTCCTCCTCATCGAGCGCCAATTCCTGACCGTAATCGTTCGCGGCCATGAGGACGCGCCCGGTCTGGTCGCCCAGCACTTCTTCACGGGTAATCTGGACTTGGAAGCCGCGTTTGGTGAAGGCGTAGTCCTGCACCGCTTTCGGCGTGATGGCCATGACCGGGAAGGCAGCACCTTCCGCGACGTTCGCCACGCCAGTACCGCGCCTGAAGCCCGGAATGCGCTCGGTTTCCAGCGGCGAGTTGTAGATCGTCACCAGTTCCTTGCCAATCAATCCTTCGCGGGCAATGTTGTAAGCCTCAATCATTGCCGCCGAAAGCAGCGCTTGATTGATCATCGTGAACGTGGTGCTGACCACCGCTTCCATTGCAAACTCGAACGGCTGATACCGGCCACAGAGCCGCGTAATCTGGTTCTTGTCCATCGGAAGCACGCCGAAACAGGCGGAGAAGTTCCCGTGCAGACTGGAGCCTTCAATGACCGCCCGCCGAAGCGCGCAGGTTTCCTTGCTCTGATCCTTCCAGTTGGCGACGCGGAGATAGATTTCCTCGGCAAACCGCTTCATCAAGGAATCCTTGCTGGCCGCGTCACTCTCGAATCCGCGCTTTCCGCCGGCCATTTCAATGGCGATGCCGGCGACGCCGCCTCGCGTCTGGCCGACGCGCACAGCGCGTTCAATGGTGAATCCCCCGTCCGGCGGTTGCTGGCTCGATGCGCCCATGCCGGTCACAGTCGGCTCATTGTCCGCGTGCAACTTGGCTTGTTCGGCCACAATCTTGTCGAGCTTGTCCGCTGGTGTGGCGGGATTTTCCAGCAGTTCAATCAATTCCGGCGAGACACTAGTGCGGGATAACTTGGCTGTTGCCAGTTTCTCCGTAACCAGATTCTTCCGGTTCAACTTGGCCAGTTCAGCGGTAAACTTCGCCTCCTGAGCCTCGTTGCCACGCTTCACGGCTTCGTCAATCTTCGCCTGAAGCTGTTCTTGGGTCATTTCCATAATATAGTCCTCCTTGGACTTGGGTTGCGGCTGACCGGCAGCCGATTCTATCGCGTTCTTGTTTGCGCCACCGGCCTCCACGAGGTCAATGGACGGACGCCACGGGCTGTCCAAGTCAATGGCGTCATGCACCGAACCATACTGGGGGTCATGTTTCTTGATGGTCGGGGCAAAGATTGAAAAAGCAAAACTGCGCGGGCTTTCGAGCACCAAATCGTAATCTTCCTTGTGTTTCTTCCGCAGCGCCCATTTGCCGCGAACTTCCGGCAATCCTTCCTTGGCAACTTCCTTCAGACCCGTCCAGCGGGCAATGGCAGCCTTGGGATCGCGCGGAATGGCCTGTCCCATATCATCGAAGCTGGGATGGAATGGCCACGAGTAAGCGCCTTCGGCTGCGGCGGCAAGCGAACTAAAAAAGTTCCGGCTATACAAGCCGCTCGCGCCCTTGAAATACGGGCCGACTTTCTCTTTCGGGCCAAACGCCAGCGCATCGAATATAACGCCGCCATCGGGATCAATCCTTGCGCCTTCAGCGGCAAACGATTCCTTGGCAAATCCTTTCTCGCCAGAAGCGCCTTCCTCCTTGGCAAACTCGGCAAGTATTTCCTTCAGGCTCTCTTCGCTGCCTTCGCATTTGGCGTTGGCGATGCGAACGGCCTTGCCTTCACAGTCCTTGCCCCCGTCTTTCTCGCACTGTTTCAGGACGGAATTGGCAATGGACACCCAGCGTTTCTTCTGGGATTCGTCCAAGCCCTTCTTATGAGAGTCCACATCTTCGGTTTTCCAAGGCATATAAATTACTCCTTGAACATATCCTATATGTTGTGTAGTCTCTGCTTGCAACCACCACATATTGTAGTAAGGTAAGTCTGAAGATGCCCAAGGAGATTCTGTTATCAACCGGAGAAGTAGCCAAGCAACTCGGAGTCAGCGATACCTACGTTAAGATCACCGCACAGAACATCGGTCTGGCAGCAGAGATAGCCAAGATCGGGTTGCGCGGTGATTGGGTCTGGACAAAAGAACAGATGGAACTGCTTCGCCCTTACGTTCACAAGCGGGACTGACATCATGAGCCGTGAGCACATCACGGACGCGCTTGCGGAAAATCCCGACCCGCATCGTGTCAGGTTCTTGAAAGAACTTTCAGCCCTGCTGCTTCTGTTGCGCCAACAGGTGCAAGACAGCGAGAACCGGCTCTTGCTTTTGATTGTCGGCCATTCACAAAACGGCGCAATCCCGCCTGATGCCCTGCCGCTCATGCGCCGCCCGATACATAACGAGATGGAAATGCTCGCGGCATTGTTGACGAATTCCGTTACTTCATCGTTGGCGGCAACGGCGGAACGCGGCGCGGCCAGTGTTGCCGCCAAATCCAAGCGGTCTGTGGCCGCGCTCAAAGTCATTGGCGGCGCAATCATTTCGTCCTTGGTTCTCAAAGCCATACGAGTCGGGCTGGAGGATGAACCGATTCCAGAACATATCCGACGTCTCGTGCAAGGCGCGGAATCGGCCCTGATGAAACGCATCAGCCGGGCTGCGCTTACCGATGAAGCGATTGGCGCGCTCAAGGGCGGCGTCAGCGCTGTTCTAAGGGGAACACAAAAGGGCGGAGAACAAGCGCCGGCTGCCGCCCTGCTTCCGAACTTGGAACGCGAAATCGAATATGATTCGGCCAGTCTTTACGCCGATGCCCAGACGGAAATGGCCGGTCAGATCGGCGAGAAGGTTCTGATGCGTTACACGCTTTCGGCGGCTCACCCAAGATTTGACGAGTGCGATCATTACGAGGGCGAGCTGTTCGAGCCGGAAGATGCGACAATTATCCCTTTGCATCGCGCATGTCTGTGCTTCTGGACGCCGGAACTTGTGAAATCCGATTGAAAACTGGATTCGTCAATCAGAAGTGGAAAGCCGTGATGTGCGACCGGTTTGCGAACTGGGATGGTATTACCGGCTGGAAATAAAACGATTCGATTCAATGGAGGAACGTCTCCGGCAGGGAATGATTCTCTATGATGTTGGCGCAGAACACGGCTGGTGCAGTTCGATCTATGCCAAGTTTGTTGGGCCATCAAACATGGTGCTGATTGAGCCAAGCGCGGCTTTGTGGCCCAATATACGAATGACATGGGAAGGAAATTCTTACGCAATGCCGGCGGGCTGTTGTCAGGCGTTTCTTGCCGATACGCCCGGCGATTCAAATCTGTTCCTGCTCGGCGAATGGCCCTCTTGCGCGATGAGCTTTGTTGAATGTCCCGTTGATGGCACTTCCAGTTTAGCGCAGGATTACGATACGCCGCGCTTGGCCCTCGACGACCTTGCCCACAAACTTCGCCCAGATGCAGTAACGATTGATGTCGAGGGTTCGGAAATGCTTGTGTTGAAAGGCGCAGAATGGACGCTGCGCCAAGTGAGGCCAACGATTTGGTGTTCGGTGCATCCCGATCAACTGGAACGGTTCGGTTCCAACAAGGAAAGCCTGTTGCAATTCATCACGAGTCATAACTACTCAGCAAACCTGCTTGAAATAGATCATGAAGAACATTGGCTGTTTCTGCCCCAATGAAAATCCTATATTTAGCCGGCGGAGCGTCAACCCGCTGGAATAACTTCATGGGATGCGCAAAACAGGAACTTAAAATCTGCGGCGAACGAATCATCGACCGGCTCCATCGCCAGTTTAGTGCTGGATTTCCGAGCGCCAAACACTATTTGATCACCCGCGAGGTGGCGATGCAAGAGCCAGATATTCACTGTTATCACCTGCCGGCGTCCACCGTGAATTGGAATACGGCCAAGTTTCTTTCTTCAAAAGCGCTCTGGCAGGACGCAAAGGAAGATGTCCTATTTTTGTATGGTGATGTTTTCATCATGGAGAAAGACGCCCGGCTGATTGTCAGGCTCGTTAATCTGTCCAAGGGGCGGGATATTGTCTGGTTTGGCAACAAGTCAGAAGGCGAAATGCTTGCTGTATATGTACCTGCGCCGTGGATTGAAAGATTCCGCCGGATAGTCACAAAGCTCTTAGAGGCTGAATACAGGGGCGAAACAATGGGCGGTGGATGGCGGGCGTGCCGGCTTGCTTGCGGGCTGCCCGCTGAATCCGATGACATTCTCAATATCCCCGATGATTCCCCGAATTTCGCCAATCTCTCAGGACTGAGCCGGGATTTTGATTCCCCCGAAGATTTGGTGCGCTGGCTCTTAATCATCGCACAGATGCAACTACGGTGTGCAGAATGAAAATCGCCCTTCTCGGAAATCACCGGCCAGCGCACAGCACCGAATCCGATCTTGTGTGGACGTTCAGGGACATGGGGCACGAGGTAATCCCGCTGCAAGAGGACGAGGTTATTTCCGAGCAAGTATTTGATGTCGCCAAGTCCTGCAACCTTCTTTTCTGGATGCACACGCACGGCTGGCTGAATCGCGGCGATATGTTTCTCTGTCTTGCCCGGCTGCGCGGGCTGGGCGTAAAAACCGTTTCGTTCAGTCTCGATCTGTTCGCTGAAATTGGGCGGGCCGCCAATTACGTTGGCGTGCATCCGTGGTTCAAGACTGACATTTTCTTCGGCGTGGATGGTGGCAGCGAGGTTTTTTATCGGCAGCACAACGTAAACCACCATTGGATTCGGCCCGGCGTAATCAGGCGCGATTGCTATTGTGAGGGGCCGGATGATATGCTGGCCGGCGATGTCTGTTTCATCGGCAGTTATCATTATCACAGGGAATGGCCTTACCGGCCAAGACTGATTGACTGGCTCCGTCAGACCTATGGCGACAGGTTCAAGAAGTACGGCAACCCGGAAGCAACCGTTCGCGGTAAACTGCTTAACTCTGTCTATGCCAGCGCCAAGGTTGTCGTCGGCGATTCGCTCTGTCCGGGTTATACCCATCCCCATTATTGGTCAGACCGGGCCTATGAAACGCTTGGACGCGGCGGATTCCTGATCCACCCGTGGATACAAGGGATGATGCAGGAGTTCACCGATGGCGTTCATCTGCGATTCTACGAATACGGCGACTTCGTTGAACTGAAGCGGCTGATTGATTACTATGTTGAACACGATGCGGAGCGGGAAAGCATCCGGCGGCGCGGGCATCTGCTAGTGAAAGAATTTTGCACTTACCACAATCGAATGAAAGAATTGCTGGCTATCCTTACAAACCCAGCCGCCGCGAAGTATGCGGGTTCTCTGGCCGACTTGAAATGGCCGGAGATCGCCAAGCCGGAACGCTTGGGCGATAACGAAATTGACGAGATTGGCGTCATGGTCGCCCGGCTGTACAATGCCCCGGTTGATTTGGTCATACAGGAAGCCAGAAGGAGATACCGAAAATGAGCGTTGAACTCTTGGAGATTCGCGGCTGTGATTATGCCGACTTCGACTCCAGCCTGTCCTACTCTGCGGAGCTTTGGCTGGAAGCAACCGGCAGAAAGAACCTGCGTAACCGGAAAGACTGGGAATTCGTTACAATGGTCAACTTCGCATTGCTTCATGCCGGACAGCTCAAGCGCGTGCTCGATGCGGCATGCGGCACCGAGCCGCTGGTGGATTGGCTGGCGAGCGTGTCCGATGAGGTGATCGCCGCTGACAAATGGGAGCCGGCCTATCTGAGGGCCGCTGGAATTGAACTTGAAAGTTTTCTCTCTCATTGGCAGCTTTTGCCGAACGTGAAGCCGGTCGTCATGGATTCAATGAGGCTGGACTATCTTGACAACATCTTTGATGCGAGTTTCTGCGTGTCGAGCATAGAACATTTCGGCCCGGAGGACGGCTGGCACGATGGCGCGTTCGTCGCGGTGAGCGAAATGATTCGCGTGACGAAACCGGGCGGCTTGATCGCGTTCAGCACCGAAGTCAACCCCACCGCAGAAACAGACACATGGTATTTCACGGCGGGCGGCCTTGCCCGGTTTTTGGAGCATCTGACCGGCGGCCCGCCTTCAAGGAAGTATGAAACCCCGGACGGCAATGATAACAAAGAAGGTGTTTATCCCGTAGCCATTGCCTTGAAGAAATTATGAACGCAGTCCCGGTATTCTGGCCGCAGGGGAGGGGTTTTGGCGATCACGCCATTCAGACGGCGGCTTTTGAGAGGGCGCTCTGGCCTACGCAGCAGTTCTCTTTCGTTGACCGGCCTTGGGCTAAAGATGAATTGGCCAATGGCGGCGTAATCATGTTGCAGGCACGACTTTTGGACGGACGAGCACCGAAGATTCTTGAGTTTATGAATCTGATGCCATGGGCTGTGGTGTTCTGCAATGGTGATGAGGAAAACAGGTTCCCGTGGAAAGACCTGCGCGGAGATAGAAGGAAATTCTGGATTCAGTGTCCGCGCCCGCCGATGTCCAATGGCGCGGACAGGTTCATCTGCACCGGCCCGATGATCGGTTCGCGGGAAATGGTTCTGGAACACAATCTTTGTCCGATGCACAAGGATCGCCCGCTGGATTGGTTTTTCGCGGGGCAAGACATCAACGAAGATCGCCAGAACTGTTTTAAACAGCTTCAGGCGTCCAGCAATGGCTACCTCAAAATCACCGATGGATTCGGCCATGGGATTCCCCGGCTTGAGTATCTGACGAAGATGAGTGAGGCCAAGATTGCGCCGTCGCCGTCCGGCAACTATACGCCGGATTGCTTCCGGGTATTCGAGGCGCTGGAATTGGGGGTTCTACCGGTGGCAATCAATCGCAGCCAGTTTCATCCTGAAGATTTCAATTACTGGAACTGGATGATTCAGGCCGATTTCCCGGTTGTGCGGCGCTGGGAGCAATGGCATCAACTGCTGACGGAGTACCGCAATGATCCAACAAGGCTGAAACAGGATACGAACAAGGCCGTTGCTTGGTGGTTGCGCTACAAGCGGGACTTCGCCCAGAATCTCGATGATGACATTGAATCTATCTCCGGGCTGAAGCCAGACTGTGATCTGCGGAACAAACTAACCGTCGTGATTGCCGCCTGCGTCTATCCATCGCACCCCTCGACGGAAATCATCGAGCGCTGTGTCCGGGGGATTCGCGGCTATGACCAGCTTCGGAACTGTGAAATCATCGTGCTTCTCGATGGGTTGCGCCGCGACCAGCAGGACCGCCGGGCTGATTATGAAGAATTCAAGCGCCGATTCCTTTGGCTCTGCAACTGGGACGGGGCGTTCCGGGGTGTGCTGCCAATCATTTTCAATGAAAATATCCACGAGACAGGCCATATCAGACCGGCGCTTGATTTGTGCCGGACACCTCTATTGATGTATGTCGAAAGCGATACTTTCCCAACCGGCTCGATTGATTTCGAGAAAATCTGCCAAGCCCTGCTCCCCAATGACACGCTTCATCTGATTCGGCTGCATGACAATGAGATTGTGCTGCCGGAACACCGGCACCTGTATCCCGACCCGGCGCGGCACAATATCAACGGCTGTCAAGTCATCAAATCAAATTGCTGGAGCGCCCGGATTCACGTCGCGCCCGTGGCTGTGTACCGGAAATGGATGAACGAATTCTGCCCGGAACCGGGCCGGTTCATCGAACACAAGATGTATGGCGCGGTATTCGACCAGCCGTGGGAGAAATTCCGGCTGGCGCTTTACGCAGAAGGCGAGAATCTCTTGCATACGCTGCATCTCGATGGCCGCGAGGCAGGAAAGCGAGGTTTGCCGGCATCATGAGCGCCGTCGTCGTCACCGGCTCAAGGGGATTTATCGGCAGCCACTTTCTTGAATACGCCGGGTTTGAAAACGCAATCCTGATTGACAGGCCGGAGGCCGATCTGCGCGGCGAATGTCTTCGGGGAATCGCCGACGTTGACGCCATTTTCCATTTCGCCGCCCGGATGCGAATGGACGGCGATGTGCCGGCGAGTGAGTATGTGCTGGATAATATCCTTGGCACAACGAATCTGCTGGAAGCCGCCCGCAGGATCATGACCAGCAATGGACGATTCATCAACTTCAATTCGGTCGAGGCGTTGGGCGATCCTTCCAGTCCTTATGCGGCATCGAAGGCGGCAGCGGCTTACATGGGCCGGGCGTTCTATCGGAGCCACCGGCTGCCGGTGATCAATGTTTTTTGCACGAATTGTTTTGGAGAACGTCAGAACCGGAAAAACTTTGTGCCAGCAGTGGTGCGGGCGGTTATGAAGAAACAAATCGTCGGCATTTACGCCGACGCCACGGGAAATTCCGGCAGCCGAATCTGGACGTATGCCAAGAACGCTGCTGCCGCCTGCATCTATCTTTATCTGCATGGCAGGGCGGGCGAGCCATACACGATTTTCAACGGCATCAAGCTCACCAATCTGGAGATGGCCGAACGGATTGCCGCCATTCTTGACTTGCCGCTGGACGCAAAATTGATCAACGCGAATAAGGAACGTCCCGGTTACGATTTTCAATATGCGCCGGAATCGTTGCCGCGTAATCCGGTCGTTGGCTGGTTGCCGCCGTTCGAGTTTGAATCATCCCTGAGACAAACAGTGAACTGGTATCGGGATGAGATTGAGCGCGCATGGAATGAAGGCGGTGACTTCTGAAAATCCGCATCATCACCAATCTCGATTCGATGAAAGGGCTGCTCCGTGATTATCTCATCCTGCGCCGGCTGCTCACCCGGTGGGGGCATGAAGTCATTGCCGGACAGTTCAACGGCGCGATGGTGCCGGATGACAAGGTTGATCTGAACATCTTTTGTGAGACAGTGGCCCCGGCGTTTCTTCCGCTGGCGAAGCGGAACGTAGCCATTCCCAACCCCGAATGGTGGTTTCCGCAATACGATGCCTCTCTGAGCGCCTTGGATTTTATCTGCTGCAAGACGCATGACACTCTGGATATTTTCAGCAAGAAAGCAGGCCGCCGGGCGGTGTTCATCGGGTTCGCTGCGGAAGATCATCATCTACCAAGCGTTCCGCGACAGAGAAAGTTTCTGCATATCGCCGGCGGCAGTCAGGTCAAGAACACGCTGGCGATTCTTGAGGCATGGGCCACCGGCATTGATGCCGACCTTGTGATTGTCGGCAAGTTCTTCCCGCAGGCAGCGCATTATCCTCGTGTTACTTGGCACGAATCAGTTGGCCGCGAACAGTTGATCCAGTTGCAGAACGAATGCCTGTTTCATCTAATGCCAAGCGCCTATGAAGGATTCGGTCATGCCATCCACGAAGGATTTGGTGTCGGAGCAAGAGTCATCGGGATTGATGCTCTGCCCATGACAGAATGGCCATTGGCAGGCCGGGTCAAACCAGTGGCTTATACGGAAATCCGGCTGGCGAAAAGCGCGATCTGCTCTGGAACGGGCGTCCACGAAACAGTAAGCCGGCTGCTCCGAGCCGGTGGCCCGGTCGAGAACAGCCGCTTATGGTACGAATTGGAACGGGATGAATTTGAGAACAACCTGAGAGGAGTAATTGCCGGATGATTTCCGTCTGCATTCCGACGCGCTCTGGCGGCCTTACAGGGCAGACCATGGGATTGCTTCGTTCATTAGAAAGACAAACCAATGATGATTTTGAGATTCTGCTCGCTTTCGATGGCGAAACAAACGAGCACATTGTTTGTCACGGCCTTCGGGCATTTCAATGCCAGCGACTGCATGATAAAGATACAGATTCTCTTGTGCCGGATCAGGTCATGTTCCGTGAGGCCAAGGGTGACATCATTCTGCATCTAGACGATGATGGCCCTGTCACTAAGAGATTGGTCGCGTGCGTGAAAGAATTAACCAATGCCCTGCCCGGATGCGCTTTTTATGGCCAAATATACTTTCTTGACCCAGTAACGATGGAAGTGCTGCAAAAGGACTTCCCAACACGGAGTCCGGCCGTGATGCCCCGGCTTCTAGCCATTGGCCCCGAACATGCCTGTGGCGCAATCTGGGCCGCGCCGACAAAGGCAATCAGGGCCATCGGCGGACATGACATGCGGGATTTGGGCTGGCGCGGGTGCGATGCGCGGTTGGGTTACAGGCTGGCGCGAGCCGGACTAAAACAATACCTTGTTGGCGACGAGGCGATGCGGTTCTATCATTTCGGCAAGACAAAGACGATGGAAGCAACGGAGCGCGGCGACATGGATTTCAAGTTCAAGGAACACCGGCATCCAGCCTATCATCCGATTGATTATCCAACGATTGCCAATGGCGGGGAACAATTCTGGCAACCAAAGAACTTCCCGATCAAATACCGCGAGCTTTAACGGGCCGTCACCAACCGCTTGACTGACTTCGGCACCAGCCCGATCTTGTCCTCGTTGCCCTTGCCGTTGCGACCCGCCGGGCCGGAGAGCATGGCGGCCAGTTCCGCGTCCGTCATATTCGGTTCACCGTCGCCGGAACCATTATGGCCCGGCACGGCTGCCAGCCGGCTCTGTTCCAGTTCAATCTGTTTCTGCTCGATGACATCATCCAGATCAAGTTTGCCTCGCGCTGTCCGCAGGCTGATTGCGCCCATGACCTGTTGCAATGCCATTGCCCGCGTTTCCTTTTCCATGTCACGAGGATTCATCAGGGGATAGTCCACAGCGACCTGAGCCGGTATCCGCGAATCCAGCCGGCCCACAGCCTGTGCCGCCCTGAGTTCGTCCTCCGCCAGTCGCGCGAAATCGCACGCAAAGAATCCCTGCCACATCTTCATCGTGGTAATCATTGGCGATTCACTCAGCTCACCCTGATTATAGGTTTCCTGATAAATGCCGGGGATGCCGACGGTGGGCGACAGTCCCAGCCCGGCCAATATCTTCGCGCCATGTACCTGAATATCGGCCAGAGCGTCCTGTGCCTGCAACTGTGGCGTCTTGAACTCGTACTCGACGTTATCATTGTGCTCGATGATGCCGGCAGCAGACCAGCCGTATTCGAGCAGCCCGGTGGGATTGTTCGGATCGGCAACCTTGGCCTTATCGTGTTTGGCCTTGAGCAGCGCCGGCCAAGCGCCTTTGACCCGTTTTTCGAGGGCGAACAATGTCCGCAGCCAATGCAGTTTCCGGCGAGCGCGCAGCAGCCGGTTGAACTCCACCAGATCGGCCATGACAGGCAGCAACAACGGTCGGCTCCGTTTCGCATCACTATCGGTGAGTTTGGTGTGAATCACGTTCCGGGCCGGTATCTGCTGCGGCTCGACCGATTGATTCGTCATGAAAATAAAGGGCCAGTAACGATAGGCGATCACCTTTTCAATGTCATCCGGGTCGGTAATGATGCCGTATGTATAGACTGGCCCGTAACTGTAGGCGCTCCGCACCCACATCGGATTCAGGAACCGGAGATAAGTGCGGCCATCTGTGCGCGGGAATTTCCTGACGAAACATTCATCCCGGAACGTCCGGCGCACCCATTCATTCGCCCGTTTCTCCCACGGCTGTTCCCGGCTGCCGTCCTGCCGGGTATAACCGTCCATGAACTCGTCAAGAACGGCCTGTGCCGCTTCGTCGCCGTCCTTCTGCCGGAGTTTGCAGGACATGCCGACCACGAACTTGACGAACACTTCGATCCAACCATGGGCAAAGGCGTCGGTTGACCACGCTTGATAAGCGTTACGAAGCATCGTGAGATAATTGGCCTCGTCAATCGCATCGCCGGTGGCATAGCTGAACAGGTCAAACAGAACGCCTTTGTCGTCCTCGTTGAAGATGTTTTTGCCGTAGATTTCCTTGGCGAGAGCGTATTCGGTGGCCACCGTTTCCGTGGCGAGCTTGATTTGTTCCAGCATCAGACCAGACTCGGCGGTTTCGCGCCGGGCGCGGGCCAGTTCCAGTTCCAGTTTCGTTTTTTCGAGGTCGGCAGCGAGCCGGAGCGATTCGGCGGCTTTGGCCCGGTATTCCCGTTGCTGTTCCCGGCGTTCGGCTAACCGCTTGAAAAATGGCATGATAGTCCTTGCGTTACCAGCAAGGATAACGAAGGACAGGCGAAACGCAAGCGGCGATTGTTATAGTCCTAGAAATCTCTCAAGCGCCGATTCGCTCGATTCGGCGTCCATCAAAAGCGACGTGACAGATTCATCTGTTGGCTGGACAAGGTGCCGGAATCCGGTAGAGGAGGCGTCTCCTTGGTCATCGAAATCATGGCTGCCATCCTCGGACAGGCTCTCCATCTCATCCAGATATGTTTCAGTCCATTCCCGATCCAACACCCGGACTTCGCCGTGTTCGGCGGCCACAGCCAATGGCCGCCACCGGTTCGCTTTCGCCCCGCGCTGGTTCGTGGCCGTGGTTTCGCTGTCGTAATTGAACCCGCGAAACACATCGCGCTTGATCCGTTCATCCTCGGATTTCCCCGCTGCGCCGGGGTCTTGTTGTCCCCAGTGCATCGTGTCAATCCCCCAGTCGCGGGCTTTCTGGCGTTGCACGTCGTCCACGCGGGCGCTTGTCCAGCGGCCCCGGACAATTTCCAAGAGATACGCCTTCCCGTCCTCGCCCATGCCCCAGAGCGCGCCCACTGTCCAGTCAGCATCGGGCGCTTCGCTACCCGCTCTGTCCCAACCGGCCACCTTGCCGATGATGACCGGCGTTGAACTGACGCGCTCAAACCATGCCCGGTTAAACATCATGCCTTCGGCTTCAGCATCCCAGTCGCCATCCCAGAGCCGTTTACGGGTCAACGCATCAACGAGCTTGAATTGGTTCTCGTAACTCTCCAGATCGAGATGCGGATTGTCACGCGCCGTGGCCGGAATGAATATCCGTTGCGGCACACCATCCTTGTCCACGGGCGGCTGGCTGCGGATAAACCATTGTTTGTACCAATTCTTGAATGGCCCGCTGGGATTGGCGGTGCAACGCATTCGCAGGGGAACAGCCATCAGTTTCTTCGGGCGGCGCAGCCTTGTTAGCAGATGTTTGTACTGATAAGGTGTGAACATCTCGACCTGATCTATCCCGATGAACTGATACTCGTTCCCGTCGAAACTGTGAATGTCCTTCTCCTCCTCGGCATACCCGATTTCGATGATGCTGCCGTGCGGCAGAAAGGCTTGACGCTTGGTTTCAGTCCAGCATTTTTCAAGATTGAGCCGTTTCAGATGGTTCACCAAACGCGGAATCAGGCCGTCCGGCTTGATGCACATCTGATAGGTGCGGCGCAACAACAATGCCTTGTAACCGGGAACATCAGCATATTGAAACGAGGCATTAAGAAGATACACGGTCTTGCCGGAACCAACCCCGCCGCCGTACATGCCTTCAAACCCGTTGTAGAGCAGCATGGCATACTGCTTCACCGTGGGCGTATCGAGCATATAGCTCGTCAGGCGCGGTGTCCAGAGCTTCAATAGTTCCGGGTCAGCCCGGAACCGCGCCTCCAGTTCCTTGACATCTATGGCACTTCCCATGTTATTCCATCAGATTCCATCAGATTTCATCAAACTTCGTGGGGCGGCTTGTCTCCGCCCTCCTGTCCACTCTGAATCACATTGGCGCGGAGTTTTGTCTCCCACTGATGGAATCCGCCCCAATCTTGCACGATAACGCTTTCCCCCCATTCACAACGCGGCGGTTCGGGCCGATAGTCAGTAGCCAATAATCTTGTAATCGTGAACGGCCCACAAAAAGGACAGGGCGATTGCACGATGAAGACTGGCGCAATCTTCAATAAGGCTTGGTAGGCGATGGCTTCTGTGAACCGTATCCGGTCACGGGGCCCATTCTTATAATCGAAGATTGCGATGATGCGAGCCGGGTTTTTGCCGACGATGCAAAAGTCAAGATCACAACCCCAATGCGAGGGATGGCTTTGTTTGTGACTCCACTTCCAAACGTCACGCGACCAAGAACCGCATTCGCCTTGCGTCAAAAGGTTCACAAAAGAATCTCCGCGCCAATGAACCGGCGTCCGCAATTCCGCGCAGCTTTCGCCACGGTGCCGCTGCCGGCAAATGGATCAACCACGGTTTCGCCCTTTTCAGTGAATTGTTCAATCAGCCATTCGGCCTCAGAGATTGGCTGTTGCCAATTATGCGCGCTCTTATCCGGTTTGCCGGCGCGAAGTACATCCCGGAACGTGCGCGGGAAACCGCCGTTTTTTTTGCAAAAAAACAGAACCGGTTTCCATTCATTGATAACTTTCCGCACAGGGTGTCCCAACGGCGTCAGGTTGCCAGAGCCTTCATGGAATACGGCACAACACCAGAAGTAATCAAGAGATTCACGCAAGGCATCGAGCACTTCTGGGAGGTACATCTGCCCGGAATAGGCGAGAAGCACTCCATCCTCGGCCAGAACTTTGGCGGCGAACACCCCAAGATCGCGCCAGAGCGGAAGCGCATCCTTGCCGTAGGGCGGGTCAGTGATGATGGCGTTGACATTGTGAAGATCGGAAAGTACGTTGCGGAAATCGCCCCTGCGGACGCCTTCGATTGCGTTGCACTTGCATCGTGCGCTTTTTCGGGCGCGGTCGCGTTTCGCCCGCAGTTGCCGCCGCACCGCAGCGCGGGTGTCATCACCGGTCTTGAGTTTCTCGAAATCCGCCAGAGGCAATTTAGCCAGCGACTGTGCTTCTGCGCTTTCGCGCTTCGTAATGCCCAAACTGGCGAGGGTTGGCGCATCGTCGGTTACATGTGGTAACCGACGATCCCTTGGGGGTTTTGGATTTACCGGCCCTGCTCTTTCCGTAGCCAGCAGCATTTCGCCCATCTTTCGCTCGGCCTCCAGCGCGTAGCTCTTGCAATACCGGACAGCTTCTTTTCCCATTCCCTTTCGCTTCGCCCATTCGGCAGCAGTTAATGCCAGAGATTTCAATTCTTTTGCGCGCTGAATCGTATCAGCCTTTGCCAGTAACTCCGTTGCCTGTGAAAATATAATGACTGAGTTTTCGCTCATATGTTAGGACAACCAAATACAGTCGTTGCCAGCCCGTGATAGCTGCCGCAAGATGCGGCAAAGAACCGGATAACCGGCGGCCAGCAACGACGTGAATTATTCACTATCACGCGAACATCTTATACTGGATCAGCCAATACTGTCAAGCCGGGTTTCATTTACGGTTTCACCCGGCCAGCCCACCGGCACGGAAAATAAAACGGGCTGGGCGTCGGATGAAATACGACTTCCGACACCCGCCGTTTATCCCCGCACCGGTAATTCCTGCCGCCGTGCTTGGCAAAATCCTTCTGCCAACAGTCCGGGCAGCAGACTGCGCCTTTCCGCTTCTGTTTACCGCACTCGCAAAAGCTGTTATGGGTCATAATAGCACGCCTTGATTGATTTCTTTCCGTATCCGTTCCACGGCGGTTTCATAATATCGGGCGTCTTTCTCGATGCCGATGAAATTCTTGTTTGCTCGCACGGCTGCCACTCCAATCGTGCCGCTTCCCATGAATGGATCGCACACTGTTTCGCCGTCCTTTACCAGTCGAGCTATCAGTGCGCTGGCGTAGGCCACCGGTTTTGGGCATGGATGATTGTAGTTTCCCATCTTCTCGGGCATGGCGTAAAAGTAATCGTGGGCGTTATTGTGGATTTTCTCACCGTACACCAGCACCGCCTCCCAATCATTGAAACCTATTGGGCTGGCGCATGATTGCGACCCCTTGTACCAACACATTCGCCATCGTGGCGGCTGCGTCTGATATAATGCCAACTCTGTTTCCCATTTTCCTGCCGTCAGCGCGGTCACACGCGCCACATTGATTGCCACCGCCACGAAGGCTTTTACCAATGCGGTTGTATCCGATAGGTTGTCATCATATTCGCCATAGTCCATACCAACTCCGTAAGGCGGGTCGGTGATTATTGCGTCCACGCCAGTCAGTTTTGGCAGCAGTTCCAAACAATCCGCGTGATACAGCGTCGCCGCCGAAAAACGCCCAACAAAACGCCGGACACAAACATGGACTAGCTTTCCCGATTGGTCAGCGTCCTTTGGTATCAATAGGCCAGCGGTCATTCGTCAATCTTTTCCTTCAATTCCGCCCGCATCGGCCATCTTGACATCAGGGCTGGTCAGGCACAAGATCGTCCACGGTCTGCACCTGAGCCTTGAGCGCATCAAACGCCACCTGCAATTCCGGCGTGACGTTTGGCTGGCTGTTCAGAGCCGCTTCCAAGTCCGCAACCTTCTGAATCAGCGCGCTCGTCTCGGTGCCGATCTTCGCCACCTGCGTCGTGAGTTGATTCACCTGTTCCACGAGTTCCTGTTGTGTTTCCGCCATCTTCATACACCTCCTCTCAAGCAATCCTACTGCGTACATGATAGCACAGAAAAATACTGCGTTACTGATGAAAATGAGCAGGGCGAGGGTCATGTCAGGCCAGCACCAGCCCTTTCGTTACGGTCGTGCGTTTCTCAATCAATGGCAGATAGCCCGGATTAAGTTCAATCAGAATGGCGTCACGCCCCAATTCAAGCGCAACTTGGCCGACAGTTCCGCTGCCGGCAAACGGGTCAAGAACAGTACAGGGAATCGGGTCGCCAGCGTCGCAATCGCAGCCGGGCTGCCAGCCAACGGTGTGGGTTTCGGTATCGGCATTTTGAGCCAATCCAGAATTGTGAGAACCGTTCCGATACATTGGGTCGCCCGAAACATCAACGGCGGCGTCCTTGCGCTGTTTGTAGTTTGTGGACTTTACAACTCTCTCCACCACCCGCTCCCACGGCGCGTAGCACTTCGGGCAGCAGCCCTTGGCGGACGTACCGGCTAGAATGGCGCGGCGCGGTATCTCAGTTGGGAATGTGGCGAAGTGCGCCTCGCTGTATGGTTCGGGGCCGAGTGACCAGAGGTTGCGCTGGTTGCGTAGGCCGCTTTCAGGAACAAGCTGGCTCGCGGTAAATGTTTCAGCACCGCCCCGCGCTGTGTTGTTCCGCTCTTTTGAGGCATCAAACGAATACTTGGCTCGCTCAATCGAGCATTCCGCTACCTGTTCCTTCACTGCCTCGGCGTCGTAGAAGTACCGGGCGGACTTCGCCAGCAGGAATATCGGCTCCCAGCTATTCGTCGGGCGGTCGGTGACGGATTCGGGCATACAGGACTTCTTATGCCACACAATCACCGAACGCAACCACCAGCCGTCTTGCTGTAAAGCTAGGGCAGCGCGCCACGGTATCATGCAGAGGTCTTTGGGTTTGAGGCCGTGCTGAACGCGAATGCCGGTTCTCCCTCTCCCATCATTGTATGCAGCGCGGACGTGAGGTCTCGATCCGCTAGTCAGCGTTGAACCGCCTTCACCATTGTTGTTGTGTCCCTTTATATCGCTTGCGTAACTATCCCCCAGATTCAGCCACAACGTCCCGCTGTCATGCAGGCAGCGCTTCACTTCCCGGAACACCTGCACCATTGTTTCAACATACAATTCCGGCGTTTTTTCCTGACCGATCTCGCGGTGCTTGTCCGGGTGGTCTTTCGACAAATACGATCTGAGTCCCCAATACGGCGGGCTTGTTACACAGCATTGAATCGTGCCATCAACAATCTCTCTGAGCTTGTCCCGGCAATCGCCATACAGCACTCGAAGTCTAGCCACGTTAAATCCACGCCCCCTTGCCGTTCTTATTCATCGTGTGTTGTCAGCGCCTGATATTCTGCTGATGTGCGTATGACATTCCTTGTCGTGTTCACAAGTCTGACAATTAGTCGTGCCATCGCCCTCGTATTCGCTACATACCAGCGGGAGTTTCGACATCTTATGATAGTCCCATTCCCTCCAGTCACACACGCATCCCGCCGGTATTTCAATCCAGTCAGGTTCATGGTGGTCATTATCAGTACGGCCGCATACCTTGCAGTAGCGCATAACAACCTCATATTTCCTTGTTGTGTCCAATGCACATCTTATTCATCGTGTGCGGCCAGCCTACCGCCACCCGCTGCCGGTCAGTTCGAGTGCCGGGCGCGTTCATACTCCGCACATCCCCTCGCATTCGTTTCCGAATAGTTCGGGCTGTTGGTGTGTTAATTGAAAGATTACGTCTTCCAAAGGCTTGCGGCTGTCATGCAAATAAGGCACCCCTCTGATGTCCTTTGTTTTTGCGCGTTCAGTCTGGAATCTTTTCTCAAAAGCAACCGCGTCCGCGAAGGCGTCAGGCTCTTCAGTTCTTAGCCGCAACCATTCACGGTCATTATGATACGGACAGAATGTGCAGGCTGATCGTGGTGGCTCTGGATAGTTTCGCATCTTCATCCAGCGCAGACAATGCACCCTAGACATTCCGGCTTCTATCAGCGGCCATCGGTGTTCTATCCACGGCTCACGCGGCGGTTTCATTCGGTGAGCCTCATCACAACTGATTCCGATCCACTGCACAATGCCCACGGTTTTCTGCCCGCGTTTGATCCCCCCAAGTTTTCGCGCAGCACGGGTGAGGGGTATCACCTTGAAATCGTAGGTGCAACCCCTCGGCATGTGTCCCTTACTGCCGTCATAGTTCAGCGTGTACGCCGGCAGCGACGATTTCTGCCAGTATCCCAGACCGTCCTTGCGCGGCTTGCTTGTCGTAAGTATTTCCCGCAAATTGCCAGCCGTTACGCGACACACCGGGAACGGCAGTTGTTTTTCCAGCCAGTCCAGCCAGCGATATACGCTTGGCGGTTCTGCCTGAGTGTCTGCGAAAACCGCCGCCATTGGCATCGGCTTGATTTCACCGGCTGCCGCCATCAGTGCCATCGTGGACGATTGAACGCCGGCCCCTAGCGATAAAATGGATATTGGCGAAGCAGCCGGCGGCGGATCATTGTTTTCATTCATCGTGTGTGGTCACGCTATCACCGCCCGCTGCCGGTGTCAACAACATACCGGAAAAATCTTTCTCAGCCCCGTTGATTTTCCATCGCCGCCCGGTTATCTTCGCGGCACCATGAGCATCGCCATGAAGCGCTTGGACGGTTTTTACCGGTTCATCGGCCCCGGCGATGGCTGCGGCGACCGGCACATCGCGTTCATCTTCCCAGACAACGAAATCGTCACGATCTCGGACAACTTCAGCTGGCTTGGGCCTTGGGCTGAGTTCCGCAAGTGCTTCACAAGAATACCGCAGCCCGGAAAAATCTTCTTCAGGCCACTTGACAATCCAGATCACCTGTGGTAAATTTGCAGCCAACATGAGAAAACGGCAATCGAAATTCGGCGGACTCTGGGATGAACAAGATTTGTAAAATCTCGGCCCAGAGTCCGAGAGTTGCGTCCGCCAGCGGACTAATAGCTGGCCTCATGTATGCGCCGGTGGGTTTACCAAGCCCGCCGGCCATTTTCTTTGTACGAGGCTCTAACCCATGATCCCGCAACGCGCCAGACCTTGCGAAAACCGCCTGATTCTCAGCCCGTGGAATCATAGGGAAGAAGTCCTCGCAGTGTTCCAGCCAAAACAACAGCCGCCACCTGTCCGCAGCCCGCTCAAACTCAAAGCCAGACCCAAGAAATGTCCGGCCTGCCAGAAACCCGGCTGGCGTAAGACCCGCAAAGGGTCGTACTACTGCCCAGCCTGCCATTTTTCGATGAATTATCAGTCAACTCGTAAGTCAACTTTTCAGTCAACCGGGGCCTCTGCCAAGGTTTCAGGCCCCCACGCAGACAAACGTGTAAGCGAAGTGTTAAACGCCGCCCCGATCTCCTGTAATCGGGAAATCACTAAAGACCGCACGGCGGAGATGGTTCAGCCCGGATGCCTTGACCAAGGACAAGTCGCCGGGCTTTCTTATTGCCAGACCTCGACCGGCGAAACCAGTCACGAATCATGGGGAAACCCCAGAACCCAACAGGTTCAGAGGTACATAGTGACCGCCTCGGATGATCAGCAGCATCAGCCTGTTGCAGCAACGTCCGCCGATTTCCGCGACGACTGACCATCCTAACGATACCTCCGGCTCCGAATACCGAAGAACTCGCTAGCGATGGTGTAAATCCTCTGGGAACCACCATCTCTACAACCCTCCTCACCAAATACTGACAGGAACTCACAAGCACTTGAGTTGGTCAACGAAACAAGTCAAGAACAAGACAACTTGTCAGAAATCACGATCAACTTTTTACCGGAATTTTTCAGCACCGGAATCACCTGCTTTTGAAAATTATGGTTGTCCGGGCGGTTGAAGGGAAAAAATTGCGCTTCTAAGTTGTTCCCGTGGACGGATTTGCATATATTTGGGAATCTTTGCTGCGGTTTTCAGGGGATTCGGGTGCGGAAACGGTTGAAACCCACTACATATAGCGGACTACTGCCCGTCCTGCCTTACAAAACCGCTACTGGTAGTAGCCTCTGCTTCGATAACTGGTTTAGCAAGATCAGCCTTGTCCTTGCCTGCCAAGACTTGGGCAAGGGCAGGTGCTATCAAGGCTGCTGCTGAGGCTGCCAGGGCTGGCAAGGCTGCTACTGAGATTGATTCTATTGGGATAGTCTTATGTTCAACTTCGATCCGCTGTGTTTCTCGGTAGAGCGGGTGGCGATTCTTAAGAATGTGAATCCTTGCCAATGTATCACGCTCCAGCCCGGCCGCAACGTGGGCTGCTTCAATCAACGGCACGCTATCAGCAACGAGCTTATCGAAGTGCGGCCTCACCTTAGGATCGGCCAGCCAGCGCCAGCCTGTGCGCTCGTGAATCCCTATCGCCTTGGCGCTAGGGGCAACCTTGAATCCATGTTCTGCTAGGGCTGCTAGGAACTTGCGTTGACTTGGTTTGATAGGTGGCAAAGCAAGGCCGGGGTCGGTTGTCACTAGCGCTGTCTCGGGCATGACGGGGTAGGGTAGGCCATACGCGCTCGCAAGTCAAGCGCTGACACAATGTCAATTTACTGACAGTCTATCAGTGGGGCTGGTATTGGCATGTCATGTGCTAGTGTAAATCTGGCATTGGCGATGCTACGAAGATTCTAAAAATAGTTGCAGAATCTTGTTGCAGTGGACCGGCAGCGTGGTAATGTAAGGCAGACACGATGCTATGAGCTTACAAACAACGCAACACAATAAAGAAAGGTGACACGATGATGACTCGAACATGGTTGCTGGTTGGCAGTCACAACGGGTGCGAAGACTATCGCAAGACAGTCGGAACATTGCCATTTGACGCGCCTATTTACTTGCGCGAGGCTTGCCGGGAAACCGTCTTAGAGCAGGCGCAACACGCCGTGAACTGTGACGGTGGCAAAGTCGAAGTGCTTGAAGTGATCGGTGCTTGGCCCTTGCACTATTTGGCAACGCTACATCCAAACCAGAATCAAACACAACAGCCGGCCCTGCCAGCAGGAAGGTGACACGATGACAACCGAACAACGCAACGCAATCGCCCAGCATGGAAAAAACCTGCTGGCGATATTCCCACGGGCCGCCGAGCGCGACCCGGTGAGATTGTGCAGGAAACTGCGGAAGCTCGAACTTGAGGCGCACGAGCACACGCTGGAATTGTGCAATGGTGATGAAATGCGCGGTGTTCGACAGTCCGACGGCAACGCCGCACAGCGCGCGTGGGAACATTGGCAAGAGCGGCACGACAAGGCCCTTGATGCAATACTCGGTCAAGTTGACCGGCTGCTGGGCTTCCGAGCGGCTGGCGTGCCGGTTTTCCTGAACCGCGACGCTCGCGGGTATGCGCTGAAGATTAATTGCTGGTGGACAGACGAGTTTCGGCACCAGCACCTCAATCAACCCGTCGGACAAGCTGCTGCTGTTGCTGCTCTGCACAAAGACCGGGGCGGCTACGGCATTATCGCCCCTGAGATCAACGCGAAAGGCGAATAGCCGGCTTCTCTGTCGCCGTCCTGCCCCGGTCAAGCGCCGGGGCAGCGGGCGCTAGATAAGCGCGAACAAAGAAAGGAATGACACGATGAAAAGACAGTTCACGGCGGAACAGTTCACGCCAACCGAGTGGAACAGCGCCGAGGATAAGGCCAAGTTTGCGAATCACTTCGTCCGCTTTGTCGAAAGCGGCTACAAGCCGAGCTTGTTTGAAAAGTGGTTCTACACCCGCCTGAGCAACACCTTCGGTCATATCGCGCACTATGACCGAGGTGGATTCTATGCCACTTTTTTCGAGACGTTGCGGGATCAGTTGCGGTTTCTCGAAATCACGGCGGGCAACTACGGGTTGTATTCCGACAGAAGCGGTGGCATTTGCGGCGACCCGCAGTTTACCTACAGCGACGTTGAGCGCGCACTGCGGAACTGGGCGCGCGAGAATCAGCTTGTAGAGAAAGCGAAGGCTGCTCTAGGGCAGGAAACTGAAACGGCTGAACGCGCTGAATTGGCGCGGTTGCAAGCCAAATACAGCGCCGCGTAACGCGGCAGAAAGCGAGACACGATGAGTACACGAGCGAACATAGTAGTCAAAGACGGCTCTGGCGATGAACTGATATTCTATCGCCATAGTGACGGCTATCCTGAAGGTGCGCTGCCAACCTTGCAGCGATTCTTGGATTGCGTCAAAAGCGGTGCTATCCGGGACAACGTAGGACAGGCCGCCGGGTGGTTGATCGTCTTCGGCAGGCAGGAATACGCCGAAGGCGAAAGCGATTGGAACAAGTCATTCCGGCAAGGCGAGCCGACCGGCGAGAACCCCGGCGGTTACGGCTGGAAAGTGGGCGCGATTGAGCCAACAACGGGAATCCACGGTGACATCGAATGGCTGTATGTGATTGATCTGAAGGCAAAGACAATCAAAAAACTGCCCGTCCGGGATGCCGAGAAGATTCCGAAGGAATTCTACAGCGGCAAGTTCGCGCTGGAAGCTGTGCCTGCCTAATCAATCGGCTACGGGTGCCGGCACTTACCGGCACCTCTGCCGGCGGATTATGCCGGGGAAAGCGAGACGGTGGCGCGTCTCATCGCCGAGCGGGATGAGTTGCGGGCGGCGTTGCGGGATGCTTTGCGCTACCTAGTAACGCCGAGAGGCGTACCGGGTGCGGGCAAGGGCCGCACTGAGCGACAACAGGCCGCGCTTGAGCCGGTCAACCGACCGAGCCGCACTGAGGTTGCCGATGATGCTTGCGGCGACTGCGAACTGAGCGAAGCAAGGGAGTTGAAAGGGCCATGACTTATACCGCCTACACTGAAGCTAATCAAGAACGGCTCTGGGCTGAGTGGCTGAGGTTGCGCCGAGGCGATCCGACCGCGACAATCGGATTTGAGCACTATGCCGTCAAGCAATACCGAGCCGAACAAAATCAGAACAAAGAGAGGACACGACACGATGAAACCATTAACCGAGCAGTTCCGACCGCGCAGACTGGCTGATTTGCGCGGGCAAACCGAGGTTGTAAGACTGTTACAAGCCAAGCTCAAGCAGCGATGCAGCTTCGCTATGATTGCCTGCGGGCCGCCGGGCATCGGCAAAACCAGCATCGGTTACGCCGTTGCCGCTGAGCTTGGCGCTGATGTTGACGGCAGCGACGCCCAGCGGATCAGCACCGGCTTCTGGCTTGTGCCGAGCCGGCACCAAGGGATTGACCGGCTTGAGGAAATCTTCGAGCATTGCCGATACCGGCCAATGATTGGCAGCCTATGGTGGACGCTGGTATTCGAGGAAGCTGATTGCATGTCCCGCGAGGCGGTGAACTATCTTAAGACCCGCTTGGAGAATCTGCCGAGCAAGACGATAGTGATCTTCACCAGCAACAAGCCCCTGTCTGAGTTTGCTGATGATGCAATTCAAGAGCGGTGCTTGTGCCTTCGGTTTGAACACAACGCCGACAAACTCTGGGATGATGCTCAGGCGCTTGTCAATCACGCTTGGGAATCTCTGCTGAAGCGGAATCACGCGCCAGCGCTTGACGAACTTGGAATCAAACGAAGCGGCAGACTGAGCTTCCGGGCGGTATTGGCGGCGCTAGAACCGCGTTTGCTGGCCGAGTTGCCGGATGAACCTCAGCCTGAAACCGCCGAAAACGAGGTTGCCGAGCCGATTCAGCCTGAAACTTCGCACGACGTTGCCCCGGAATCGAAGATGATCGAGGTCAACGATAGGCGGGACGCGCCGGAACCAGCACCAGAGCCGGTCGTTGAATCGCCAGCCGCGCCGCCGAAGTGGTATCCGAGCATTGGTGAAACCGTGTTGCTGCCAGACGGCGGCACCGGCAGGATACTTGAACGGTGCCGGGATACATGGCGCATCGGGTTCAAGTATTTCAGAACTGAACAACTGAGACAGGCGCAAGCCGAATTGGTGACTGCATGAAACCACAGACGCAAGAATTGATCGTTGACCGGAGTTTTAAGCTGCTATCAGACCGGGCCGATGACCCTGCCCGGCTGCAATCCGAAGCCGACACCGCACGGGCAATCATGGAACGGATGAATAGGGCGCAACTGGCGTTGCCGATAACCGATGCCCACAACGATAAATCCTGACTGGCAGACGGCGATCCGCGCCCGGCTTGACCGAGCCGAGCCGATTGACCTTAGCCTAGACTTCCCGCCAGCGGCGAAATGGCTGGTGCTGGAATTGTCTAGGCGGAATCTACCGTTCAAGATATTCCGGCAAGGCTGCGGCGTGGTGCGGGTTGTATCGCCTGCCGATGTATGTCCGTGCTGCGGCGCTGTGCTTGCCGATAGGGATAAGAAACAGGCGAGCGCCCGCGCCCAAGATTCAACGGGCTTTAGATTCCCCGATGGCAGCGTGCTGGACGGATTTGTTGCCTGCCTAAAATGCTTTCAACTACACGAACAAAGCAAGCCCTGTACTTGCGAGAGAGGAGACACGAAATGACCTTTACCGAACTAGCTGCCGACTGGCTGTCACTGCGGCAGAACTGTACCGAATCGAGCCGGAAGGCTTACGCCTATCATGCCGCCGAGCTGGGGAGGTTCTTTGGCGATCTGGCCGAGCCGAGCCTACGCGATGCCTGCCGGCGCTGGCAGACCGAGCGCCGAGCGGCGCTTGCGCCAAGGTCGTTCAATGCCGAGCTACAAGTGTTGCGGCGGATTCTCGATCACGGCATTGCCGAGGGCGCGCTGGCAACGAATCCCGCCGGGCGATTGTCCCGACAGCGGGTGCTTGAGCCGCTTGACCAAGTGCCGACCGCTGCCGAGCGCGACGCGATTCTCGCCGAGCTACGCAAGACCGGGCCGAGCAAGACCGCCGATCTGATTGAGTTCCTGAGCCTGACAGGATTGCGCCGGGCCGAGGCCGAGCGATTGACTTGGGATGATTGCGACCTTGCGAAAGGCGTGCTGCTCGTGGGTCGTCGCGGTGAGACGAAGAACGGCAAGGGTAGGCGCGTACCGATCCTGCCGAAGTGCGCCGAGCTGCTGAAGCGCCTATGGACGGATAACGGCGAGATGCTGGTATTCGGCGCATTGGATATTCGATACCAGCTTCACGCCGCCTGCGATGCGCTTGGTTTGCCGCATTACCGCAGTTACCATGTCTGGCGGAAGTTTTTCGCCAGCGAAGCGATGGCGGCGGGCGCGTCCGTGCAGGGACTCGCCGATATTCTCGGTCATTCAGACCGAGGCGCGCTACTGCTGCGAATCTACGCGCATCTGCGGCCTGATGTTCTCAAGGACGATGTAACGAAGTTGACCGCCCGATTCGGCGCTAGCACGGGCGATGCTACAAAAAAAGAACAGGACAGCGAAGAAAATGTTTGATTCAATCCAGCGAATCCCGTAACTTGACACCCGATGGACACGACCAGACACGATGTTGAAACTAATCTTGGCTCGCACCGTCCGCAGCCCGCAGTGGAAGACTGCGGCTTCTCGTCCCTCTCTGGACGACATCGTGTCCCTGTGGCGGTGCGGGCCTCAATAGAAAGGACACGATGAAACAGAACCGATACAAACCTGAGCCGCTCGATCTCGAAGCTGATTGCGTAGCCGGCTTTCTCGTGCTGGCAATCGCATTTGAGATTGTGCTTTTCGCTGGGCTGATTCTGGCGTGGGTGAAGTTATGAGCCGTATCCGCATCCCCACTGGCTGCACGCCGCAGCAGGCGTACCATGCCATTCAGGAAACCGAACCGCTGCCGACGTGCCGTAGCTGCGACGCAGAGTTTGATGATGAAGGCGATCTTGACGAGCATGGATACTGCGAGGATTGCGCTGCGGGAAGAATATTGAAGTCATTCAGGAAAAACAAACAAAGCAAAGGAGAACCAAAATGAGTCTGATTCTTAAAAAGAAGCCGTTCGTACCGCCGCCGGAAGGTATCTGGCCGGGCTGTTGCGTTGACGTGGTTGACCTCGGTGATGTGGAAACGCCGTGGGGCGTGAAACATCATGTCAAAGTCATCTGGGAAATCAGCCCCGTGATGCCTGAAACCGGCAAGCGATTCTTGGCGAGTAAACGGTACAACTTCTCATTCGATGATCGTTCAACGCTGTACAAAGACTTGCGAAGCTGGCGCGGGCGGGCGTTTACCGCCGAGGAACTGAAGGGCTTCGATCTGGAAAAGGTCTTGGCAGCGCCATGCCAGCTAATCATCACACACGAGGAATCCGACGGCGTTGTTTACGGCAATGTCACCACCGTATTGAAGGCCGACCCCAAGAATCTTCTGCGACCGAGCGGCGAGTACAAGCGGGTCAAAGACCGGGAAGGCTATCAGCCGCCGGCCACAACCGAGAAAGAACCCGAACAGACCGGTGCGGACAATCAACCGCCGGCAGACGATCATGTTCCGTTCTGACCTATGGACTTCAGCGACATAGCGACGTTGCAGGCCGAGATATACGCCTGCCTCGATAAGCAGGATAAGATGCGCGACGAGTTTGCCGTTGCCCGGCAAATCGCCGAATACGATGGCGAGCGCAGAAAGATGTTGCTTGCCAAGGCCGTTCAAGACGCGCCCGGCAAGAGCATCGCCGAACGCGAAGTAAACGCAAGGGCGTCACAAGCATACTATGATGCCCTGACTGTTCTTGCCGGTGCTTACATTGATTCGCAACGGGTTATCAGCCGGTATCACGGGTTGCAGTCGAAGATGGACGCATTACGCAGCATCTTGAGCACACAGAAAGCGATGGCACAGATATGAGTTACATCTACATGGACATTGAGACCGGACCTGCCCCGAATTGTTTAGAGCATCTTGAGACGCCCGAAGCGCCGGCGAACTACAAGGATGCTGCCAAGATTGCCGAGTACGTCAAGAACGCCAGAGCGAAACAGCTTGCCGATGCTGCGCTATCGCCGATTACGGGTCGGGTGCTCGTCGCCGGTATTCAGGTCGGTTCAACGAAGCCAACGCTGTATGAGGGCGAAGAAGCGAATCTGCTGGTTGAGTTCTGGCGAGATTACCGCGCATTACGGGCGCAGAAAAGCCCGCTGGACTGGGTGACGTTCAATGGCGCAAACTTCGATTGGCCGTTTCTTGTCAGGCGCAGTTGGGTGTATGGCATCAGGCCGCCACCGATCTGCAATGGGCGCGGGTATCCGCTGGAACACTTGATTGACCTGCGGCAACGGTGGCAGCTAGGCGACCGGCAGGCACAAGGCGGTCTGGGCGTGATTTGTAAACTGCTTGGGCTTGGCGAAAAGACCGGCGAAGGCGCTGAGTTCGCCGCGATCTATGAATCAGACAGACCGAAGGCGCTCGCCTACTTGGTGAATGACCTTGAACTATTGCGCCGGTTGGCGGAAAGAATACTCTGATATGGCCGCGCCCGCAAGACGATTGACCAAAGCAATCACCGACTACCTGAGTTACCAAGGAATCCTCTGGTGGAAAGGCGGCTCTGGCGCTGTCCGCAGCGAAGGCCGGTTCATGCGATTCGGGACGCCGGGGGTGAGTGATATTTGCGCTTTATACCGGGGCGCGTTTCTGGCAATCGAAGTAAAGGCCGGGCGTGATCAGTTGACGGATATACAGGCCGAGTGGCACCGGAAAGTAGTCAAACAGGGTGGGGTCTCCATCGTCGCCCGCGACGTTGGTGATGTGATTCGTGAGATCGAGGACATCAAACAATACTACATCAACCCGATGCGGTATCGGTGTGCGTACACTGATGCCGTTGCCGGCACAAGCGGGAAGGTGACGGTGGAACAATGAAGAAGAAACAACCAGACCCTCAAGACCTCATTCTGCGGCTGGCTGACTTCACCGCCGCCGGACAAGTGCTCGTGCCGATGCTGGAAAAGATAGACGAGCACGCGGCGGCGATGTTTGTTCAGTTTGCGACTGAGGATGCGACTAAAGTGCTTCGCAGGCTTTCGCCGCCGGTAAGACGAAAGCGAATTAGTTCGACCCGTATTGTTAGCCGCGCTTCTGGCTGCCATAAGGAGCCATGCATAGACTGTGGCAAGCCCGTAAGCGTGAAGAATGGAGAACGTCATGCCTTTATCAACTGCCTCGATTGTGAAGTGCGCTACCGCGGCTAATGCAGAACTAAGCCACCGAAACCCATGCGAGCGGGCAGGGAAGCAACCGATGAGAACGCCAGAAACTTCGGAAACAACGGGTGACGCGACTCGAAACCCTAGCTGCCCGCCGTTGGCTTCGGCGGATGGTTCTGTACCCGTCGTCTGCGTCGGCGAAAAGCATGACTGGGAAGAAAACTACTACGGAATCGAATGTCGGCGATGCCATCTTTTCTATCCAGACGGTTGTGAGCCGTGGCTGCCGGACTCGTATCAGGATTGGCGATGAGCAGGCCACAAAACAACAGATTGATATGCCGTGCATTGGTTGGCGACCTGCATCTGCATATCAAGGCATTGACAAAGTGAGGATTTTCGGTTAGGATGCTTTCATGCTAAGACATCGTAAACACCTTCCCTCTGCGGGGCACCCGCTCCATCTGGCGATCTTCGCCGGTCTTAGCAGGCAGGGGGAAGGCAGATTTGATGGAAACGATGAATCCCCCAACACGCAAGAGACGGATCAGAAGAAACAACAGGCGCAGAATTGCAAAGACCCTGCCCATGCGCCTACCTAACAATGCGCGATGAAAACCGTAGATTGCAAGCCTGATGCCGCCGCGCATCCTCCTGTTAGCTCCGTCCCGTGGTTCTGCGCCGACTGCGGATCGCGCACTATAGGGCGGCACGGCATGGGATGCCGGACGCTCGCTGAAATAGAAAGGACGCTCAACAAGGCGTATCTCGAACGAGAGAACAGGAGGCGGAATGAATCACCGATGTAGATGGTATTGCTGGCTACGATGCCTGATAGGGCGTCACTCCTACATACGCGCCGGCGGAACTCGCTGGTGTGAATGTTGTGAAAACCGCAAAGCGCAGAACTCTTAAATGAAAAACTTCTGGGAGAAATGGGAGTTTGGCGCTTGGCGCAATGATCCGAAGCTCAGACGGTGCAGCGCAACAACGAGGGGTGTTTGGATTGACGCGCTCTGTGTGATGATGGAACTAGATGTGCCAAGTATAACTGATTCTGTTGAGGGTATCTCTCGCATGACCGGGAATACTCAAGGCGAAGTTGACCTCGCAGTAAAGGAATTGGAGACAACGAATGCCTGCAATGTAGTCCGTGCGCCTAACGGTGACATAACGCTTACGTCACGCAAAAGAGAACGCGACCTGAACCACCGCCAGCATAACAAGTTACGACAAACCAAGTTCAGATATAACAAAGATGTAACAGAAGAATCGCTATCTGGCTCTAACTCTAACTCTTGTTCTGATTCTGAGTTTTGGAAGAAGATAGCAGAGCTTTACCCTAACCTCGATATTGCAGCAGAGAAGCGCAAGATGCAGGCGTGGTTGCTTACGCCCCGTGGCCGTGGCCGGAAAATCACGCGCCGGTTCGTCGTGAACTGGCTGAACAAATGTGATGCCCCAGTATTGCAAGGGTCAGCGCCAGTCCGCCGTCAACGCTGGCAGATCGAAGACGACATCGAATCAGTCAAGCGCCAACGGGCGGGGCTGATAGGCGTTAGCAGCATGGAAACATTGCGGGCGGAACACAGCCCGAAATTGCCGGCTATAGACAAGCTGACGAAACGGTTGAGTGAGTTGAAAGAGGAACTGCTCAATGCTTGAAAGACAGAAGGCGATGATTCGGCGCTGTCGTCTGTTTCTGCGGCTTGTGTGGCGGGAATGGGAACCAACAAGCTCTTGCTTCACCAGCCGCCGGCCCAGTCGTTCGAGTGCGGCAGCGGCATCCTCGATGGCATTGACATCAGCAGGATTGATCTGAAGGTCGTTGGCTTTGTCCGCTAGGCCGCCAACCCGCCGGGAAGCGTCCAGCAAATCCAGACCAAGCTGTTGCAGCGGGGTCATGTCAACGACTCGCATCAGACCGCTTGAGCATCACATTGTTGGCCTGAATAACGCCTTCCATCCGGTCAAGCCGCTGAAGAACCATTTCCTGACGGGTCGCTATCTTTTCCAGCAGCAACCCTTTCTCATTCTGTGAATCTTCGATGGCTGAAATCCGCTGTTCAATCCGCACCGCCCATGCGCCGGATAGTGTCACGACCAACCCCATCAAAAACACCAAAGCCCACCGCGCCAGTTTACCGTTCAGTTCGCTAGTCATAAAATCACCCCTTGTTCATCCTGCGCCAAATCCATGTCCAGCCGGCGATGGCCACGATCAACACCACTGCGATGTATTGCCAGAGGGGCATGCTAAAACTTCCAGCCCAGCGACGCGCAGAGCATTGCACTACGGCCATTCACTTTGCCGTCGAACAAATCATCTGCGCCAAGCGTCAGCGATATTGTCCCGCGCAGTTCCGAGAACGCCCGGAACAACGGGAACCGCAGATCGCTCAGTTGACCGACCTTGAGCAGTTTCCAACTTACGCCAACCCCGACGCCAACCAGCGGGTCACCGTTGAGATACTGACTCGCTTCGATGCCCGGACTCCACTCAATCCCGACATACTCATACCGGCAGAGCGTCAAATGCTGGACTGCCGTAGGCTTTATCGCGTCCGCCTTGAACTTGCCCAGCGGTATCCCGACGCCCATGCTGGCCTCGCCGTTGGCCTGAATCCAGTTCAGCGCGTCGGTAAACCAGTTCCCGGCGTAGCTACTTGTGCTTCCGATGCAGAATCCAATGAGGACGCTTAGAATCAACTTCTTCATTTCCGTTTCTCCTTTGTCGTTGTGTGTGTTTCTTTGCTCCGAGCCAACCGCCCAGACCAACGAGCAGGGCGATTATACCGGATGTGATATATGGCTGAACCGTTTCCCAGAACGTCTTGGCTTGCGTATGCCAGTAGGTTTTCGTCTCAACGCTCTGCTCAACCCGGCGCTGGACATTGGTTGATACGCCGCGCCATGAATCCTGTGTGGCCGCTGCGCTATCGAAAAAGCGGCACGCGCTGCGTTCCAGTTTCCCGGATACGCAGCCTGATAGTAACGTAAAAGCCGCCAATCCGGTTACGCACCGTGCGTTACGCGCAAAAGAATGCGCCACCAGAGCGGCTAGGGTATTGGAGAAGCGTCGCGGGAGAAAGGAAGTAAGCCCGCGAGTTCGTTGAGTTGGCTCTGGTGGCGCGTAAATGCCCCGCATTGCGCTTATACGCCTAAATGCGCCCTTTTGGGCATTATGTAATCCCTCGGCTATCACGGTTTCAGCGGGTTTTCCATCCCATGCCCGTCCGTTTTCGCTGTAACTGTCGTTGTAGAAGGCGGTTGCGGCACGTCTTTGGCGTCTGCTGCCTGATGCCCCATCACTGCCAGCGCCAGAGCGCCAGCGATCCTCGCAGTCAATACCAGCCAATGCGGGCAGCCGTCAATCAACGGGATGAGTTGGGCAGCAGCGCCAACTGCGCCCAGCACGGTTGTCGGTGAACTAACGAGGTCTTTCCAGTTCATGTCGTTACAAGCTCCGGTTGAGTTGCTGGTTTAGGTTGTGCATCCCGGATGAAATCGCCTTGCGCCAGTTCGCGCTCGATGCGTGTTATGGCGATTTTCACGTAATCCTCACAAATCTCAACCCCAACAAACTTCCTACCAAGCCTCACACAAGCAACGCCAGTAGTGCCGCTGCCCATGAAGGGGTCGAGGATGGTGATAGCGTCAGGAAATATCTCAAGGCAGGCAATCATCACCTTTGTTGGCTTCTGCGTTGGATGAAGCCGACTGCCACCGTCAGCATTTACAACCCCGCCATGCAAACACCTTATCATTCTGTCGAAGCCGGTCATCTTGCTAGTCCACGCCAACTCAAACGCACTTCCTAACATTCTGTCGGCATCTTCGGTGATTCGCTTGTCCCAGCATAGCCAGCGTCCCTTATGTGGTAACAAGTGCGGAAAGTTATTCGCTCCCCACACAACCGCATCCGTATCTGTCTTGATAAAGGAAAACAGGTAGCCGGCGGCATCCGTGTCTCCATCGGCGGCTATGCTTTCGGTGTTCACAACGCCCTTAGTGCTTGGAAGTGTTGAGCGAAATTCGTGATTGCTTATCCCATACGGCGGGTCAGTCACCACCGCATCCACGCCGGTCAAGTGCGGAAGAATTGTACGACAATCGGCGCAGTACACCGTGAACCGTCCGCAATCGCTCTGCCAGTAGGGGCTAGGACAGTTCATGTCATCTCCTGTTTTTCCTATTCCGTCGCGTTTTCGGGCGAATCTGCTCTTGCAACGCCCGCCATGCCCGGCGTTCCCGCATCTCGTTGCGTTTGCAGGCAATCATAATCCAGACAAGATAAACAATGATCGCCCAGCCAATCCATTGTAGCCACCATTCAAGCGAGTAATGCCAGATGACGATGGCGTTCATGGCAATTCGATTCCTTGAGCCTGATGTTGAGCAATGTAATTCTCCAATAGCAATATCTGCGCTTCATTAACTGCTCGTTCTGTTCGCCCTCCGTAGAGCGACCAGTTTTGTTCGAGCTGTTCAAGCCAAGTAGGGTTCCGCGTTTCGCCGGCATTTGTGAGACCGCGTTCAGCCCGCGCCCAAGTATAAGCCGTTGACAACGGCACGCCGGCCTCAGTAGCCGCCGCGCGCATCGGCAGTCCGCGCGCCAATGCGGTATTCAGCACAAGCCGCTGCGGTCGTTGAGTTGCGGGCAATCGTTTCAT